TCTACAACAAAATGCTTTAATTTTAAAATTTATTTTGCAAAAAGCCCGTTGTTATGGGCTTTTTCTTTGTTTTAAAATACTGTTTCAGCAATTTGCTTACCTTTTTGCTTACTTTTATATAGATTTTAGAGCCATTTCATAGAATGAGACGGCTTTTTTTGCGTTCTCTTTGGATAAGTGACTGTATGTGTCCATAGTCATTGAAAGAGTAGAATGTCCTAGACGGTGTTGCAACTCCTTATAAGGAATACCCGAATTAAGGAGCAAGCTAGCATGAGTATGTCGGAAACCGTGGAAACCTATATTATTTACCCCAGCACGTTTAAAGTGTGTTCTTAATCGAGTTTGTAAGGTACGGTTATTAGGGTATTCGTGTACAAAGTCCGAGAATACCACTGTTTCAGTCCTGCCTAGTTTCCAAGCCTCTTGGGTTTGTTTACGTTGGTATCTTTTCAGCATGGTTATGGTTTGCTGATCTATGTCGATATCTCGGTAACTAGCTTTTGACTTAGGACTGTTTACCTCTTGTTTATAGTTTAAAGTCTTGGTTATATGGACAACCGAGTTATCAAGGTCAATATCAGACCATGAGAGAGCCAAAGCCTCGTTAATACGGCAACCAGTGGCAAGTAAGAACTTATATAGCACGGTTTCATAGTAATAACGGTATCTATTACTGTCTAGGCTATCTAAGTAATCAATGAATTGTCTTAGTTCCTCGTTGTTAAAGTGCTTAACCTTTTGTCGCTTTGCTTTTTGGATATTTCTAGGGAGAATAACCTCACGCGCAGGGTTAAACGGTATAGCTTGCATGACTACGCCATACTGTAAAATACGCTTGTTAAGCGCGTGTATCTTGTCATAATAGAGATAAGCCCCCGTTTCTCCTTTGTTGGTCTTATTAGCAACCTTATTGATAATCGACTGTATTAGTGGAGTTGTTAGCTTATCTAGTTTAAAACTGCCAAACAAAGGCAAGATATGGTTATTTAAAATCTTATGAACATTATCTTGGGTGTTAGGTTTTACGGTATCTTTATAGCTATCCCACCATAAAAGAGCTAGTTCTTTATATGTTGTGATAGTGCTAGCCTTAAAGCGTGTTGATCCATTAGCCTTAAAATCAAATTGCGCTTGTTGGGCTTTGGTCTTGAGTTCTTTCTTTGTCCTAGCAGTGACTTTAGTTGTAACTTTCTTACCAGTGATTACATCAACACCAAGATATATATTAGCACGATAGACGGTTGACCCGTCTTTTTTCTTTATCTCGTTAATTTCCATGATAAACCTTTCTAAACATCAGCAGGCAAGCCATATTATATCGGGTTTAGATTGGTTTATTTATCGGATAATAATTGTTAAAAGTTTAATTAGATTTCTAAGCTACTGTGTGTTGTTCTCTTTGCTCTTTTTATCAGTTTTTCCATTAAAACTAACACTATGTTCTTTTGCTAACTTTCTTGCTATTTCTCTAAGTAACCTTTTATCATCATCATCACCAAAAGAATAGTTAATAATTAACTCTAATAAGTTTGGGTCAAGTTTTTTTCTGAACTGTTCATAGAGAGAAAAACTTAAATCTGTTCGGGATAACTGCAAATAGTCGAACTCATGCCACATTCTTTCTTCCTTTGGGGTGTAAACGATAGGACCTTTTTTCTCATCGCTAAACCCCAACAAATAACCTACCGTGACACCAAAAAAGTCAGCTAACTGCTTAGCTTTCTCCGCCTTAATTGTATGTTTTTCATTCTCCCAGTTAGATATGGTTAATTTTGTTGTTTCCATTTCTTGGGCTAACTCTTGTTGAGTTAAGCCTTTAGATTTTCGTAACTTTTTTAAATTATTCATTTACTTTACCCTACTTTCAGAATAGATTATATAGAATTATAGATAAAAAGTAAACACAAAGTTTAAAAAAACTATATTTATCGTGGTTTTTTTGTTGACAGTGCATAGAAAACTATATATAATACAACCAAGATATAGAAAACTATATCTTTTAGAAAGGAGTAAACAACATGACGAAATTAAAAGGTTATCGAGTAATGTTAGGTAAGACTCAGCGTGATATGGCTAAAGAACTAAATATTTCTGTTCAGTCATATAACAATAAAGAGACTGGTAAAACTGCATTTAACGACAAGCAAAGACTAGCTATAAAATCTATGGTTGCTAAAATCAAACCCGATATCACTATTGATGAATTATTTTATTAGGAGAAAGACAACAAAAAAAGCCTATGAGAGCTACCAACTACCAAGGCTTTTAACACCACAACTAAAACGCAACACACTGGCAGGCAAGCCATATTATGTCGGGTTTTAGAACACTTATAAAGATACCTCAATTATACCATGAATTGCTGGTATCGCATACCCCTACTTAGAGCGCTACCTCTTAAAAATGGAATAACATCACAGAAAAAAACAAAATTGAGGTAAATACAATGGCTAAAAAAACAAAGAACAACACAATCACGATTAAACAAAGCAAAAACCTAGGCACTGACCTAACTAATATCATGTCTGGTTTGCAAGCACTACGCCACCACGCTAACACTCTTATGATCGCAAAGCACGCAGGGGCAGACAATGGACTACTACGCCATGAAACAGAAAAGTTTCTTGAAACAGTCTTTGATATGGCAGAAATTTATTCTAACGAGCTAGATAGAGTTGCGTTTTACCTACTCGAATGTGATAACCCAGAGGAATTAAGAGCATACGAGGCAGAGGAAAAAGGAGAATAAATCATGGCTACTGAATTGAATTTATCAGCTAGCCAGTTTATTGTCCTAGCTATCATTTTAACGCTTGCCTTAACTGTTTTATGGCTTAAAAAGAGCTATTTTCAGCTTGATATAGAGCCTAAAACTGATACCGTGACAGATAACACCACGCGCAACGTGGGCACACGCTACGGGGCGTATATTCAAGCACAAGGCAACTATTACAACTAGAAAGAAGAATATCATGACAGAAAAATTTAACTTATCAGCAGAAAGAGCTAAAAACTTTGGCTTAGATCTTGAAGAGGCTTATAACACTATGTTGGCTTTTTCCCTTGAAAATAAATTAGATTGTTACCCACCACAAGACCGCAAGAAGTTAGAAAGTGTGCTTGAATTTTTAATGGACGCCACTGATATGTGGATGAATGGGCAAATTATTGTAAGTAGTCAAGAAAGAGGTGTAAATGAAAAGAAATAGATTACAAGAGGCAGAAATGGCAGTTTTAGCAATCCTAAAGAAAGGACGTGCTAACGCTACGACTGGTGGAGAGATAACCACTATCACGGGTTACAACTCCCGCCTAATATCTAGTGCAATTAGTAACCTAGTTATTCGCTATGGTGTTCCTATTATTGGTGCTAGGGTTGGTATTCGTAATGGCTACTATATAGCAGAGACCAGAGAGGAACTATTAGAGGGGCTTATTTCTCTTAAAAACCAAGTCAAGAACGAGCAGAAAAGGCTAGACGTTCTAATGTCTGTTGAAGACGTGACTGCATACGAGAAAATACTGGAAAGGAGCTAATATGCAAGTTCTAAGCGAAGAATACCAAAAAGAGCTTGCCCAAGGGGTTATATCGGTACTAGATAAAGCCCTAGAGGGTTATTCTAAACTAGATAAACACCAGTTAGGGTTAATCACCGCCCAGCAAGCAATGGACGAGCTAGGGCTTAAATACAACACTCTAAGACGCTGGGAAGAGGCTGGGCTTAAACGCTATCAGCCACCAGTAGAGGATACACGAAAGGTGTATTATCGTGTCAGTGATATTCTAGCTTTTCTAGGCGTGTATAACTAAAAAGGGGGTGACTTAATGCCTATCTACGAAAGTGTGGGTTTTGGTAATGACTTGAATTTATTCGATAAAAAAGCACCCTTTGACTATATCGCTGAATTTCGACCTAGGAGAGTGCCACAGGGTGCAAATATAGACGATTTTAAGCGCAAATCAGCCCCCTACTGCCTTAGTGGCAAGGTGAAACAAGACGAGAACGGCAACTACAAACGCAATAATGCTAGCTTAGTTTATCGTGACTTGATTTTCTTGGACTATGACGAGCTAGAGGCTAATATAGACTTTCCTAGCGTGGTCGATAACGCCTTACACGGGTATTCTTATATAGCTTACCCAACTATTAAGCACACGGCTAATAACCCACGTTATAGGCTTGTAGTGAAGCCTAGCGACGCAATGGACGAGCAGACCTATAGGCAGACCGTCCAAGAGATAGCAGGCAAAATCGGGCTACCATTCGACAGTACAAGCCTAACATGGTCGCAGTTACAAGGTTTACCAGTAACCACTGGAGACCCTGCTGACTATGAAAAGATAGTAAATAGGGGGCGTGATTACCCCGTAGCAAAAACAGTTACGGCTAGTCAAAAACCACACTATCACACACCACGTCCAAGCGGTAATAAAACAATCACCATGCGCGTGCTAGATACCCTATTACATGGCTTTGGTGACGAGGGCGGGCGTAATGTTGCGGTAACTAAGTTTGTAGGGTTATTGTTATCAAAATATGTAAAGGCAGATATCCCTACCGCCTATGAACTGACAATGATAGCTAATAAGGTTACTGATAAGCCTTTATCTAGCAATGAGATAGATAGGACTTTTAGGAGTATCTTAACTTCGGAAATGAGAAAGAGAGGTATCGAGCCATAGAAAAAGAAGAACTACAAGAGTTTGAAGACAAATTCTCACAAGTTGAACAGTCATTTTTTGGACCTGCATTTAGAACGAAAAAAGGCAAAAATGGGGAAGAATATGTTACTAGCAGTCCCTACAATGTCAGTAAGGTTTTTGAATTTCATGACAATATCTTTAAAGGTATTAAATACAATGAATTTGAAAGAACTATCGAAGTCACAAAGACACTCCCTTGGTCTAAAGAAAAGGGGTTATGGACAAGCGAGCAGACAAACCTTTGTATCGCCTTTATTGATGAAAAATATAGGTTTACACCTCGGAAAGAACACATAGAAGTAGCCATTACCGCGTTAGCTAAAAAGAACACCTACCACCCTATTAAACAACGCATAGAAAGTAAAATATGGGACGGTAAACCCCGAGGGGAACGCTATTTTATCGACTTATTAGGGTGTGCTGATAATTCTTATAACAGAGAAATTGCTAAGGTATGGCTGACGGGGCTCATGGCTAGGGTTTATCTCGAAAAAGTTAAGTTTGAAGTTGTCCCTATTTTAATTGACAAAAGGCAAGGGACTGGAAAAAGCACAGTAACTAAGCGATTACTTCCAGATTATCACACCGATTCAGAAATAAGGTTTGGTAAATTTGATAGCGATTATCAAAAAATACAAGCTAATGCCATTATTGAATTAGGGGAACTAAAAGGAATGTCAAAAGCAGAAATTGAAACCGTTAAAAGTTTTATTTCTTCGGATAGTGACACTTATCGCGATCCTTACGAGCGTAAGGCTACCCCACACCCTAGGCATTGTGTTTTTATTGGAACGGCTAACAAGAAATCTTTTCTTAAGGATAGCGGAACAGAAAGGCGTTTCTTCCCTATTGAATGTGGTGTTAATGATGTGAAGCAACACCCTATGGATATTGAAGAAAATTACTTTTTACAAGTACTTGCTGAGGCGAAAGTTTGGTTTGATAAAAGAGAGCCACTCACACCATCTAAAAAGTTAATGGAAAAGCTGACCGATATCCAAGAAAACTATAAGGTCGAAGATGTGGATAAAGAGATCATTAAGCAATTACTAAATGAATTTAAAATCGTTGAGGGTTGGGATAGTCTTTCACAATATGAACAACGACAATATGTTTTAAAACAACTTGGAGAGCCACTAGATGGTGGCGTAAAAGCATATAGCGATTACCCAGCTATACCGACGGAAAGTCTAATTCAATTCACAAGCCCCAATCATATCGCTTACCTTGCTTTCAATCAAAACCCAAACCGAGGTGGGAAAACCTTGATTTCTCAAAAAATACGCGACTTTTTAGATAATGACGACGGATGGAGAAAGGGAGAACAACCTACACAAAGAAGATTGTTTAAAGGTGGCACTCCAGTATCTTACTATGAACGAATTTAAAACTACACAGAAACTACACAGAAACTACAACCAATACTACAACCCAAAACACTGGTATTATAGGCTTTATACTATATTGTAGTTTTAGTAGTATTAAATATCATAGATAATAATAAATAGATATTTGTATAGCGTGTAAAAAATAAAAGTCTTTTGCCAAAACTAAAACTACAAAAACTACAAATTGACCTAAACCCTTGATATTACTGGTTTTTTAAAGTAGTTTTACTTGTAGTTATTGAGTTTTTTTAAAACTAAAACTACAAATTTCAGAGAAAGATATAACTTTCTAGCTAATCATACCGATTAAGAAAGGACACCAAACAATGAAAATTAAACTATTTACAAGAGAGCTCGTCCTAGACGGAACTAATGGACTCGGTTTTCAAGCGTTTAAACCAGAGCCAGATAAAGAATTTGAAACTCGTATCAATGACTTTATGATTGATAAAAACGTTGTAAGTGTGCAAAGCCTAAAGGATAGCGTCTTTGTAACTTATACTAATTAAGGAAAGGAGAAACATCATGACACTTAAGAAACATTCAGACCACGCTAGGTCATTCACTTTTAAACATGAGTTTGAAACTATGGATCATGCCAATGTAACATCTACTGCTATCCTTGGTTACATGGTCGGAACGTATGAACAACCCACAATAGATATCACAATCGGCGGGAACGAGGCTAACAACACCTTAACACTGGTTGCTAAGTATGTATCAGATAGCAACCTATCTGAGCCATTCAACCGTGTTTGTGAGAGCTTTGAGAGCTATTCTAAGGGTTGCAGTGAAGCATAGATAATGAAGCGCTTGGGTTATCTGAGCGCTTTTGACTAGTATAAAAAGAGGATAAATCATGGAACTTATGGCAATCAATGAAAAGCAGACAATTAAGAACGCTAAAAAGAAACTTCGAGAATACCCACGATGGCGAGAGATTGCGCGTGATAGCGCTGAGCAACGTATAACGGCAAATTATACCTTTGAGCCACGTTCTAAGAACAATAACCGCAGTAACATTGTTGAAACGCTAGCCCTAAGACGAATGGACGCCATGAATGAGCTGGAAGCTATTGAGGAAGCACACAGAAATATCATTGATGAACGATATAGGGTTATTATCTATCGCCGTTTCTTACAATCTCCACCAGCACCAAACTGGGCTATTGGTCAAGAGTTGGGCTACGCTAGAACAAGATTTCAAGAGCTAGTTAACCTAGCTTGTCTAGCTTTTGCTGAAAATTATCGAAACGGTGAACTGCTTGATTTGCTTGAATAGTTGGGTTGTCCATATATAAGGCGAGGTGTCAAAGTGATAGAAATTGAATTAAAGGCGTTTATAGACGTTCTCAAAGCTAATAACCTAACCAAAGCAAAGCTAGCACACGGCAAAGCTAGGGTATGGCTAGACTTGGATAAGTTGACCATAGTTTATAACGGTCAAGAAACTCCCCTAAAACGGCAGTCATTAAACTATGGAGGCTATCGCTATTATTTATATTGCGCTAACTGTGGAGAGGCTAGAACGAGCTTATATTGGTATTGCGAAGTTTTATCATGTCGAAAGTGTCTAGGGTTGCATAATAGAACATTAAACCGAAGCAAGACCGACTGTGTTTATTACTGGGAGCAGGCAGTTAAAGAAGCTCAAAAGATAGTGGCTGGATATGAAGCAAAGGATTACTTAACTCCCGATTTTCCCGATAAGCCAAAAGGAATGCACTGGAAAACTTATTACAAGCATAGAGCTAAGTATTATCAATATTGGCGCAAAGGTGAAGACTTATGGTTAAGTGGTATTAAACTATGATATGATCTTGATTTCTCTAGTTAATCTTTACATGGAGCGGGGAACGTTCTTAACACCCTAATTATGGGAGATGTTGGTAAATGTTGGTTAGAAAATGTTAGAATGAAACGCCATAGATAGTAGAAAATAGTGGAATGGTAGCGCGTGGTATAAAAAAAAGTTGAAAAAAGTTGATATAAAACGCCTTAATTGTTGGAAAATGTCGGTATAAAACACCACTATATTATTGGAAAATATGGGAATGGAAACCATAAATGTTAGAAAATGTTAGAATGAAACGACATAGGTTAAATAGTAGAAAATAGTGGAATGTTATTAGTGAAGCAATATCCGATAATGGATTGAATGAATGAAATAGTTGGGCTATAATGTGTCATAGAAACCAAGTAGAAAAAGGTTAAGATATGGATATCATTAAGAAATATAAGTGGTATATATTGCCATTAGCTATCCTTGCAATTGTTGTTGCTATCGTAACTATGCAACCAAGTAAGAAAACAAAGGAAGTAAAAAACAAACCTACGACAGTTACAAAGGTATCAAAACATAGCTCACATAGTTCATCTAAAGAAAAACCTAGTGAAACGTCTCAAACGCAGGAACAACCGACACAAAGCGAGCAAGCACCTAGCACGCAAGCTGACGGAGTAACACCACCACAAGACACGTCACAACAAGCTCAAGCCCAGTATGGTTATGGTGGCATACCTGCAGACTCACCCGAGGTTGCGCGTGAGCAAGGTCAGAATGAGGCACGTCAACAATGGCATGACGACCAAGTTGAATGGGGTATTCAGCAAGGCTATCTTAACCCAGACGGTAGCCCAAAAGAGACAAACTAAAACCCCTCTATAACGTCCTTAACACGCCCTATACAAAGAATAGTCCGATAGCACTCGGGCTATTTTTAAATGCACCCCCGCCCCCTATATTGCCGTCTGGAGAGCCACTACAAGGTGTTGCCTTACATCACGCGCAATTTTTTTCAGTTTTTATAGGGTGTCTATACCATCCTAGGAGTTTTTTGAAAAGATTGAACATGTACTCAGTTTTATGAGTAGTAAATGGAGTGGTTAAACTCTTTGAAACTTGAATATCTTTTGTAAAAGAGTACAATAATTTATACTAGCAAGGTAGTTGGTGTTTCCAATATCAAAAATAGGTCTTAAAAAATTAATTGAGGAATTTTATGAAAAAAAGAACTAAAAGTCAAACTCAAAATTATATTAACTCTGTAATAGGTGATCTTGATGATTATTTACAACATATAGTTGGATTAGACGATCAATCGTATAGACGTGCTGATAAGATAGTGGAATGGGTTGAAAACTGGAAAGGATACTTAGCACAAGAAGGTAGGTTCAATTCTAGGAGTATTGCAGCACTTAAAAGAGGAAGTATTATTTTTGTTGATCTTGGTTTTAATGTCGGACGAGAATTCGGAGGACTACATTATGCTATAGTTTTAAATAAAAAAGACTCTCGGAATAACCATCTCCTTCATATACTTCCCCTTACTTCGGTGAAAGACACAACTAATTTAGATAAATTACATAAGACTCAGTTTTACATTGGAAAAGAAGTTTACCATTTACTTAGAGAAAAAACTCTATCACATTATCAAGAAGTAAAAAAAATTCATGAAGGTTATGTTCAAAAGAAAGAGGATTTAGAAGCAAAAAAACAACATATACTAGAGCTTCTTAATGAAGTTCCAAAATCAATTGGAGAATTATCTAAGACAGAGGAAACTGATTCTAATTATAAAGAACTTCAAGAACATATCATAAAATCTTTAGAATTTACTCGGGGTGAATTAGAAGAACTTGAAAAGGCTAATAGTCAAATAAACGAACTTATTAAAACGTTAGAAAAAAAGATTGATTATGTTAATAAGGTATTGTCAAAAGCAAATAATATGAATAAAGGAACGATTGTACTTCTCAATCAGATAACTACTATCAGTAAAATGAGACTTTACGATCCAAAGAATAATAACTCTGTTTTGAAAGATATAGTACTCTCAAGTGAGACTATGGATAAAATTGACGAACAATTAAAATTAATAATTTAATTGTTGACATTTAGAGAAAATCGAGGTATTATGTATTACATAAGGTCGCTAGACGACAAAATGAATGATATTGTCCTTTAAGGACAAAAAGAAAGCTCTACTGATGGTAGGGCTTTTTATTTTTTATCAATAAGTAAACTAAAGAACTTAAGTGCTTCATTTTTATTAATTTAATTACGAATAGTAAAGAAAAGGAGAATAATATAATGCTAACCTATGATGAATTTAAAGAGGCAATGGACAAGGGTTTTATTAAAGGTGATACTGTCCAGATTGTCCGAAAGAATGGTAAGATCCATGACTACGTTTTAGACGGTGAAAGAGTTGAGCCACACGAAACATTGAGTTTAGAAAAGGTATCGGATATAATAAAAGAACTAGGCGGAGACAACTAAAAAAAGCACCTTACTGGTGCTAGTTCCTTGCCTGCTAAACTCGTAAATTGACAACGTTGTAAATCTATTTTGCTTACCTATTTGCTAACTTTTAGGTAAATTGTAAAGCAATCTATAAAAACTTTCTTCCTATATAATGCTAGTTTTTACTAGCTTCTTAGGTTGAATAGATAGCTAAGAAAAACCTAGCTTAGCTCTACAACAAAATGCTTTAATTTTAAAATT